CATTTAGTTTGGAAGAAATGCTTGTCGTAGAGCCGGAAACACGGGATTCTACGGTAGACATGAAGGAATTCCTAAAACTGTTGGTAGAATACTGGGAATTCAATCTTGACCGCTTTTTTAAGAAGAAGCGAGACAAGGAAATTGCGGCGGCAATAGTAAAACTTATAGAACGCATTGATAATATTGATAATTTTAACAAAAAAGCCCTATACCTTATGGTACGGGAAATGACTAACTATAAGACTGCCCATATCACTAAGGTCATCAACAAGATGCGACCCCAGATTTTGAAGATGCTTGGTGAGTTTAGACGCAACGGACATCTTTCGGACCCAACCACATATTTCTCGTATAAAAAATAAATCCTATCTATTTATAATATAGGAATTTAGGGGGTCTTTATGGATATTAATTCGGAACTGTATGATGGAAAAAGTCTAGCCGACATTTTTACTGAAATACACAAAAATACTGATAGTAAACGGGCACAAATCAACTCGTTTATTATGAAAATGGTCCAACTCATTCGTACTCCAGAAGATGCGGCTGTGATTGGACCGATTGTGCAGGGATTTTTGGAAGTCAATGTCAAAAATGATGAACATTTAGTACGTGTTGCTCAAATCGCACAAAGAATTGTGTCGGTCGGGGTCAAATCTAATGCCTCATTAGAAGGATTGTTGTCGGAATCGGAAAAAGAAGCATTACTTAAGGATATAACTACAGAAATCCAAGACCTTCAAGAAGATGTGAAGGACTTGGATGATGTTTTTGCGGAGAAGTAAGTGTCATCATTTGGACCGACCGCATATAACATAGATATCAACCAACTGGGAGCATCGCAGTTCCCGCGGTTTGCTGTAACACAACCCACTCCATATCAAGACGGATTGGTTGAAGATGTTATTTTAAACGAATTACATCCTCAATATGCAGTAGATGGAAGTAATGTGGGAATGATACAAGTAAGGTTCATTCCAGGTGACCGTGATGTTCCAAAAGATAAGTTAAATTGGGTAGCACCAATAGACTCTAGTATACGAGAATACCCACTAAAAAATGAATTAGTGTTGGTATTTTATTCTTTAGGGCGATTGTTCTACACACGTAGAATCAACTCTACCAATAAAGTTACGGAAAGTTCGTGGCCGGGGTTGAGTGACAGATTTTCTCCACAAGTACAATCGGTAGATAGAAGTGACGCTGCTCAAATTGCCGCTCAAGGAGGGACTCCATATCGTCCGTGGGGAATGAAACAACAATTCAGTTTAGGTGATGAATTCAGTGAGAACCCTTCAGTTCGTATGATTCGTCCAAATGAAGGGGACTTAATTATAAACGGAAGATTTGGAAACACCATTCGTTTTGGTTCTAGCTTGTTCAGTAACCCAAATACCCCAGCACCACAAGCAAACCTAATATTTTCGGTTGGTCAAAGTCCAGATAAAGTTACATCTATTGATATTAATAACGATGGTACTAACGAAACTGTTGCTGGAGGTCCATACGGATTAACCTACGAAGATATTAATAAAGACAAAAGTAGTATTTGGATGCTAGTAGACGAAAAAGTAGTACTAGATCCAGCTACCAAATCTAGTATAGCTCATTTACGGTCAACAGAATCATCTGATTCTACAAAGTATACTGGGGCACAAATATTCTTGAATTCAGATAGAGTTATTTTAAACAGTAAAGTAAATGAAATATCTCTGTTTGCGAAAAAGGAAATAAATCTAAGTGCAGTAGAATCGATTACCATAGATTCTGGTAAATCTGTGTTTATTACGGCGGAAAGAGACATCGAGATATCAACCCCCAGAGATTTAATATTTTCGGGTCGTTCTATTAATATAAATGTAACAAACGATATTTCCCAGGGAACCTCAGGAAACTACACAATATCGGGTAAAAAGATATTTATAGGGGCGTCACCAAACGATACAACACAACCAATGGTGTTGGGCGGTGAGTTGGCAACGTGGTTGACTGATTTGGTTCGAGTATTATCAACCGCTACAGTATTAACATCGACCGGACCAGCGTTCTTTAATCCAACGGTTACCGCAAAATTGTTTGATTTGTTAGCAAAACTTGGTGTACCTGGAATACCACAATCGGCTATATTCAATAGTACTAGTAATTTTACTTCTAAAACTAACGACTGATTATGGCAATACCAAGTAATTTATTACCCATAAATAATCCGATTAGAGCAGAGGTAGAGGAACTTCCAACAATAACATTACCGACCGCTAGTGTTACCAGAATACCAAGTAATTTATTACCGATTAACACAAGTGATATATCTGGGTCGTTTCAATCTTTAACTGGAAATATACCGACAGTTAATGCACCAGAAATACCACAGTTTCCAATACTAAACACGGTTATACCAGACAGACTTTTTACAACGGGAAGTGTTGACCAAATTAGAGCACGAACGTTAAATGCAGCAAAAACATATACTAGTGGATTACCAGCGTTACCAGCAATTCCAGCAGTACCAACATTAATAGTTCCTAAACCAAGAATACCATCATATGGTCAAATTAAGAACTATATCAAGACTAAAATAGATAGAATTAAACAACAACGACAACAAGCATCTGTTAAGGCATTGGATGCAGAACTTAAGAAACAAGAAAACCCGTTCAAGTATCGACAATCGTTAAAAAATCAAGCAACAAAAAATACGGTTCTTGGACGATTCAATAACCAGTAGAGGGTAATAATATGGATAAAGCATTATTCAGAGCATACGTCAAGGAATTGGTCAAGGAACAAATTGAAGAGTCAGTAGAAAAAGCAGTAAAGAAGATTCTTCCAGAAGTTCTTGGAGAAGCTATTGCGGAAATTAAAAGTGTACAGCAACCAATGAAGGTTAATGAAGCAACAGCAGCTAAACCAAAACTTTCTCGTAGTCAACTCGCAGCAATGATGGGATTAGAACGCCACGGTGACACCATTACTGCCACATCAAAGAATGTCGGTCCAGTAATGTCAGCTCCACCAGGTGTAAGTGAAGATAATCCTACGTTACAAGCTATCAATAGAGATTATTCAGCTCTAATGAAAGCAATGAAGTTGACCTAATTGGAGATATAAATGGCTCAGAAGTTTATTGGTGTCGTATTACCAATTCGTTTGGGACAAACAGGAATGTTTGACCAATCTACCACGGTAATCCAACAAGTTCGTTCTAACTTTAAGAATTTAATTCTTACAAAGAAAAAAGAACGTGTTGGACAACCTGATTTAGGATGCGATTTGTGGAAAATATTGTTTGAGCCATTAACAGAAGAAACTCTAGAAAACGCCCGATTAGCAGTAGCTGAAGCTGTAGACCGTTGGTTACCGTTCATCGAATTAACTGATTTTCAAATCACTAAAACGGATGATAATAATATCATTGATATAAAATGTTTATATAGATTCAGAAATAACCCAAATGTAACCGACCAAATAACAGTAGCAGCTCGACAATTTGGAGTACCAACAGTAGGGTTTATAGAAGTGCCAGAAAATGCGGAACCCACACAGGAAGAAATTACAGCGCTTCAAAACGCTCGTCGTATCAGAAGACTTAATTAATTTGGAGTTTTAAATGGCAACGAACCAATCAGTAACTATACAACCAAGACCAAATGTCAAGCAAATTAATTATGTCTCAAAGACGTTCACGGACTTTAGACAAAATTTAATAGAATTTGCGAAAGCATATTACCCAAACACATACTCAGATTTTAATGAAACCTCGCCTGGTATGATGTTTATTGAAATGGCATCCTACATTGGTGATGTCCTTTCGTTTTATATTGATAATCAGTTTAAAGAAAACTTATTAGCATATGCAGAACAACAAGAAAATGTTATTTCTATTTCACAATTTCTTGGGTATAAACCAAAATTAATTTCACCATCTACTACAACAGCAACTATATATCAACTAGCTCCAGCTATACTTGAAAACGGTGTATATGTTACTGACCCAAAATACTTGATTAAAGTAGCAAAGGGGAGTACATTCGTTACAACTGGACAAACATCAGTTCAATTTAGACTGACCGAAGATATAGATTTCTCTGATATTACAGCTGAAAATTATATTGTTAATACGTTCTCTGGCGGTAACCCATCAACATTCATAGTTAGTAAGCCAGCTCGATTGGTGTCCGCAGAAGAAAGAATCACAACATTTACATTTGGAAGTCCACAACGATTCACCTCAGTATTAATGCCAGATGAATCCGTAATTGGTATTGAAAGTGTTGTTGATTCTAACGGTAACACTTGGTATGAAGTGGATTATCTAGCACAAGATGTTATTATGGATGAATTGGACGTAACCAGTAACGGTGAAACTGGAATTTTACCATCGTCTAAATTACGACTTCGTAAAGTTCCTCGTAGATTTGTAACCAGAATCAACAGAGACAACAGAATGGAATTAGTGTTCGGTTCTGGAACAGATAACGAAGCAGAAGTCAATACAACATTAGATTCTAGACAAGTAGCAAACTCTCAATACGGTAATACCATAGAAACCGCACTGGGTAATGTGGCTATCAATAACGTAAACTTTCTTAACAGTAACGCATACGGCATTTCACCAGCAAACGTCACACTAACTGTAACCTATTTGGTTGGCGGTGGAGTAAATACAAACACACCATCTAATACCATCAATAGAGTAGCTAGTGTAATTACATCAAACGACACTACCGATTATACAGCTGGAGAGCTTACCGCTTTCAATGCAGCCGTACAAAGTATAACCATCAACAATGATTTACCAGCAACAGGCGGTGGTACAGGAGAATCAATCGATGAAATTCGTGAAAATGCACTAGCATTTTTCAACGCACAAAATCGTGTAGTGACGGTAGAAGACTACGCCGTTCGCTCCTACGCACTACCAGCAAAATTTGGTCGTGTAGCAAAAACTTTTGCTGTACGAGATGAGCAAATTAACAGAATACTGGCTTCTAGAAATGACCGAGTGTATGTAGATAATCCAGTTCGTCCTAACGTAATTAATTTATATACACTAGGATATGACACCAACGGAAATCTGTCCACACTAAATACATTAGTCAAGGAAAATCTAGCACGATATCTTGAACAATTTAGAATGTTAACAGATGATGTTAATATTCTCGATGCATTTATCATCAACATCGGAGTACAATTTGACATCTCTGTATTGAGAAACTACAATGTTAATGATGTGTTAGCAAGAAGTATCGGTACTGTACAAGATTTCTTTGACACCAGTAAATGGAATATCAACCAACCAATTGTATTGGCAGATTTGTCATATAATATTGGATTGGTAGAAGGGGTTCAAACAGTAAAGAATGTACGTATCTTTAATAAGTACCAATATAGAGATGGTACTGGGTATCAAAATTATAGATATGATATCGATGAAGCAACAATTAATGGGGTTATCTATCCAAGTCTCGACCCAAGTATCTTTGAGTTGAAATATCCAACAACTGATATTATAGGAAACGCTACCCAATGAGAACCATACTAACCGCCAGTAAAGATACCACGTTGTATCAGGCGTATCTTAACAACAATGCTGGACTAGACGAAGTACTTGAAATTGGTAAAGTTATCGATGTATCGGTACCAACCAGTTCAACTGCATATGCAACTGGGTCCGCACGCTCTTTAATTTACTTTGAACTACCAACAACGGCTAGTGTACCAGCCACCGCTAGTTATTTTTTAAACTTAAAGCTAGCAAATGCAGATAACGTAAAAAGAAATCAAGAAATCCTTATCTATCAAGTATCTCGTTCGTGGGATGAAGGTAGTGGATATTTTTATCAAAATATAAAAAACGTAGAAGATGGGGCATCGTGGGCAAGATGCACATCTGCGGTATCTTGGAGTAGTGCTGGTGGTGATTTCTTAACGGGGTCAACCAGTCAAAGTATCGTTCTATCATCATATCCACTTCAAGATATTCGTGTAGACGTAACAAATATCTTACGACCATTTGTCAGTCAATCTATACAAAATACTTTCTATGGATTGGCATTACGTTTTCCAATTGCCGATGAACAAGACTCCACAAACAAGGGAGTCATTAAAGTATTTTCTACACAAACACATACAATTTATCAACCAACTCTTGAAATTATATGGGATACGCAAACAGTAGTCACTGGAAGTTTATTACCAATTTCAACACTAAACGTAAAAGTTGTTGCATCTAATTTACGGGAAACATACACAAAGGGTGATGTAGACAAAGTAACTTTGGTAGTCCGTGACCAATATCCATTAAAGTCATTTGATTCTGTATTACGGTACAAAAACAAGTATTATTTACCTACCTCGTCATACTTTTCTATTGTTGACGCACAAAGTAACACAACTGTTATACCGTTTGATAACTATAGTAAAGTAAATACGGATACAAGCGGGTCATATGTAATTTTAGATACATCACCACTATATCCAGGCAGATTCTATACATTAAAGTTAAAAGTTGTAAACGGTGATTATTCTAGAGTAATCGACACCGACACTCTATTTAAAGTTGAATAGTTTATGGCAACAACATTCTTATCAAGTAGTACCAATCCAGATAGTGAAAATATTATCAATAAAGAACAAATTGATATTTCGTTAACTTTATTTGATGTGTCAGCATCTGGACAAAGTGCATCAATTCATACCAATTATTCGGCAACCGTACAAATCGTAACGTTACCCGAAGAAGGGTTGATGGACCGCAGTGTATATTATACTCCAATTTACAAAGAAAAGTTGGATTATAACGTATGGCTAACCAGAATTAATAAAAACTTTGAAGAGTTAGACTAATGGCAGAACAACAAAATTATCAAAGTAACATACAAGAACTATCAGATTCGTATACCAAATATACTGTATCTCGTATTATAGCAAATAAAAAAGATGATTTGCTTGATATGGAGGTTCCATCCGATTTTTCTGAAGCACTGCTTCAAAATAATGTTGAAGTTAACCTATACAGTTTAGCAGACAATTCATTAGTATTCTCTGATGTTGTGCGAAACGTTAGTGGGTCAATATTCACAGAAACATTACAATATAATGATAACAGTTTACGTAAGTTGTTATATATTGATTTTGCTAAAGTACCAAATTTAAATTTACCGTCTGGTGAATATTCGGTTACTCTAAACTTTTTTGCAGATGAACTTGGTGCATATGACGATAGAATCCTAAAAGTCAATAGAATATCAACATCACGTACCGAAGTCGAACTAAAATTAACAGATGTGGCACAGCAATCAGTATTAGAACAATTTGCTACACCATTAATACCGGCAGAATTTATAAAACCAATATTACGTCAAATTTTTAATCAAGAAGGGTCAGACGAATTAGTATTACCAACCAGCCCAGTAAAAATTAATAGTGCATCGCTCTATCAAAACTTTGCAAGTGGGTCTGGTGAAAAACTTATTCAATATAATTTTGACGATGATGATGGAAGTCGTATTGGTATTAATACTATTATGCAAAACGTACTTGATGATGCATATCCGATTGCATTACAAACTGTAGAAGATATGGTGTTGTTATCGGGTAGTACCAGTTTCACCGAAACAGAATTGTCTGAGTATGTTGTCAACGCAATTGATATCGCGTATGATGCTGCATTAGATGATGAAGCACAAAATCCACAAAATTATCGGTTTGATTTAATATGAGTACTTACAATATTCGTGAAAAATTTTCATATGCATTAGCTACAAGTAGTATTGAATATATAAGAAATTATAACTTTAATACAGCTACCGTTACGGATATTCCGTTGGCTATGTCAAATAGTGATATAGAAATACCAATCACAGTTAACATAACAACCACAGTACCGTGGATACAAATTGTTAATCCTACTACTGGCGCTAATTTAAAATTTCCAAGTGGTAATGTTGTATTAGGACCAACAAGTAGTAGTGTAGTTTTGGTAAAAATAGATTTACCGCCAGAGATAGAAAATGTACCATCTTCATCGATATATCCAGACATAAGTTTAGATATTAAGTCTGGTAGTTTTCCTATAATATCCCCTCCCGCAACAACTGGCAGTCAAGCAAACAATAAAAATAGTATAACAGTACCACAAAGTACTTATACAATAGACCAAGGAGAACGCGTACAGATTGATATCACTGTATACGATGTTGAAGGTAAGCCAGATAAGGATGCATCAAATGTAGTTTGGAAGTCAAATAATGTAAGTATTGTTCAAGTAGAAGAACCAGAAAATACTCAAGTTGATTATAATCCATATACTCCACGAATTATACGGGGCATATCTGCCGGAGAAACAACGGTTACTATTACCGCAGGACCAGAACGACAAACGAGTATAACGTTTATTGTACGAGGCACTTCATCATCAGCTGGTCCACAACAACCTGGTGATGAACAAGGTCAACCCAGAACTCCTACAGTGGTCGAGTAATATAACATGAGCCATAGAATATTTGTTAATACACAAAACTCAACATATAAATCCGTAGTACAAAACTCTAAAGGATATCAATTTGGACTAGGTGTACCTACGGAGTTGAGTGATGATGAGCGTATTAGTTTACAACAACAAGCATACGAAATATATTTTAGTGCGGATGACTTACGGGATAAGAAGCGTAAAATACAAATAATCTTTGATAGTTTTACTGACCCAAAGTTTTTTGGTGACGGTGCGGTTAAAATTGACAAAGTAGAAAAATATTTAACTGATTTACGATTAGAAGCTGAACGAGTACAAAGAGAAAGTAACGCAGCGGTAAATGCAGCAGGTGCGTTGGGCACAACCGCTGCTGTAGCTGCTGCCGGTGGTGCGGTGGCTGCTGGAACATTTACGGGATTAGCAACCGCAGGATTATTAACAGCATTTGGTGGAACAGTAACCGCAGGTGCAATTGGTGGAGCAGTTGTTGCGGGTGCAAGTGCAATATTATTACCAGCAGCCGCAGTACTCAGTCCAGTTATTGCAATAACCAATGCAATTAAATCAACTAGACAAGCCGGAAGAGAAGATAACGCCGCTCCTTGGAAAATGACCCGTGCGGATTTCCCTAATATTACCGCACAAGCAATTCAAAACTCATCTACTCGTCGGTCAATTGAACGATTATATGATGACCGAGGAGGAATTAAAACATTTGATGTTAGTACCCAAGAAGCTATTGCACTACTTATTCGTGAAAGTTTGGCTGATGCACTCTTCTGTACATCAACCCCAAATGGTACGGGTATAACATCACCAGAACATCCTGGTCCTGGTGGAAATGGTAATGCAGAAAAGTGGGTAAATAAAGATGCATTAAAGCGCCACTTCCCATTTACACAAGTAACAACAGGTAACGATAGATTAGAACAAACTTATGTTAATGGTTTAATATATCTTAAATCATATATTGATTTAATTGATAACATTTTAAATTTACAACAACAATCATTATCTCGTTCACCAGATGTAGAACAAGCATTAATTAACATTCCACTTAGTATTAGTTTATCTACTGCGAATGTTCGATTATTTGATGCTCTCTCCGCCACAGCTCGTCAAGTGGTTCGTGAAAAAGTACTGACATTTTTTGATGAAAATAGAGAATATAAGACATTACTTAACTTCGGTAATGACAGACAATATGTTGCCGAAGCATGGCGTATTGCACCTAGAGACACTGGGTCAGTACAATTAAAGCTTACCAGACCTCTTGATACAGATATTACCGTAGACACACCTGCATTTATCAGTAGAGAAATTGCAGAAACTGTAGTTGATATTGTCAATTTTGAACTTGGACCATTACGAGACACTACCCCATACTTACGTCCATATAATATCGACTCAAGAAATTATATAGATGGTAAGATGTTCGCAACTAATACTACGTTGACTAGTCTTGGATTGGCAACGGGGTCAGAAGGCGCAATAATCAATGGCACGACAATTTCATTTGATGATACAGTATTTCGTCGTTGGTTTACTGGCGATTTTAAGTCATCTGAACTTAATGTTGATTTTACTGACTACAATAACTTTGTTCACTTCGGTTCCGCTTATAAGAGACTCCAAGCGTTCAATGAAAAACTTATAAAAATTGACGAATTAACATCGGCAAGTATTTCATCTAGTGTATCAAGTAGTACTATATCATTGAAGTTTAAGGCACGGGAAAAAGAAAATGTTATCAGAAACTTTGACCCGTACGAACAATTCTTATATTATGCAACCGGTTCACTACCATATTCGGCAAGTGCGTTTTATGTAAATGGTGAAGTGGAATACAATGCCACTGGTTCGTGGCCAAAACAATCAGATGGCACGCCATACAGTCCATATAGTACAGTAGCCATTAATTGGTTAACTGCACAATCTGCGATTGCTCAACGCTATGATTCAAATAATCCAAATTATTTAATACTTAACTTACCACGATACATTCAAGAAGATACGGATTCTACGGATTTCTTAACTTTATTTGAAATGGTTGGTCACTTGGTAGACAATATCAAGGTATATATTGACCAATTCCCAAATGTATACTCAACTAACATTAATCCATTAGAAGATTTGTCGATGGACCAAGTATACGAAGTTGCACAATCATTTGGATTAAAACTTCCAAACGTATATGCACTTGAAAATCTGCAAACATTTAATGCACAATTCTCTGGTGAAAGTGGGTCGCGCTCGTATGTAGCAGAAACATGGAAGCGATTCCTTCACAGTATGGTATACTTTAACAAAACAAAGGGGTCACGTACTTCATTCGATGCATTGTTAAATACCTACGGTATCAATTCACCAGTATTACAAATCAAGGAAACAACCAGTCCATCGGCTGGAAATTATATCCGTTCCGACGAATTAACATATGGATTACGATTCACTGGGTCAGTTGATAACTTTATCACCGTTCCGTTTGTATCGTCATCGTTGACGGCATCAAGTGTTCAACTATCATTCAATCCGGTACTTCGTCGTAGTTCGTCGTTAATTACGGCAACCAATTGGGCAATCGATTTAGTACCACATCCATCCGCGTCTAAGTTAGACTATGGAAGAATTCACGTAGTTAGTGGTTCTGGCCGTACTATTATCGCAACCAGTAGTTACTTCCCACTCTTTAGTGATGACTACACCAATTTGATGTTACGTAGTCAATCTGGTGATATTTCAATTATCCAGACTGACGGTGACCAAATTCTATTCCAAGAATCGGCATCCGCTGACTTGTCATCGTTGTGGAATGGAACTACCTTTATTTATGTGGGGGGTTCTGGGTCAATTCAACTTGGCAATCAGTTTGATGGTGTTGTAGACGAAGTACGTGTATGGGGAGAAAACATCTCTAACGACGACTTTGTGTCACAAGCATACGACCCGGGTTCATATTACGGAGCAAACTATACCTCGTCATACACAAGTCTGTATATCCACCTCCCGTTTAGTCAACCACTGTCATCAATTACTTCGTCGGTAACAAATGAGAGTCCTTATCAAAACGTATCTATTGTAGCAACATTACCTGCTAACGGATTCACTACGGCATCATTTACGAGAGTACTAAGAAGTATTAAGCAATTTACACCAATTGTAGGGTCTACTATCTACACAAATAAGAAAGTAGTAGTTGCAGACCCACCAGTATTCAACCAACAATTCGTTGATGAAAATGATACAAAGATATTAAGTAGATTAAGTAGTATTAAGCAAATAGAAGAAAAACAATATAACAGTGGTCAGAACGTAGTATCGTTTGCAGTATCACCAACAGATTTTATTAACCAAAATATTATGCGTTCAATGGGTGTAGTTGACGTAAATAATATTATCGGTAGTCCACGTTATATTACTGGGTCTGGATATTCGACACTTCAATCTATCCAGAAGGATTATGCTGAATACTTTAATAAAATTGTCAAACCAAACGATTACATCCGTTTCTTTAAGGACTTAACACAAGGCCCAAGCGAAATGGCGGACGGAATGAGTCCAGCCCGTGCTAAGTTATTGGACGGTATAGTAATTGAATCTTCAGTTCTTTCACGTAACAAAGACACTACGGTTCGGTCAATCAAGGTTGACGGTACAGCAACGAAAGCGTTTGAAGCATATGCATCTGGGTCGGGGTCATCGTGGAATAGTATTACACCCGTAGGTGCATATTCATTTGATGTACAAACACAAAACGTAAGTACATTACCAACCGTACTTAGTGATACATTACCGCTTGACGCTATCATTCCTATGTCAAGTAGTGTTGATATTAAGGAAAGCACTAAGCCGACCAAGTTACCACCATTCCAACGTGTATTACAAAAGATTGGTGATGATTACGTAACTTCATCATTCTTAGACCACAATAGTTCGTTTGCTACATTAGAAGCATTAGTAATCGACACAGAAACATCTGTAGCTACTATGGCATCAGGATACCCAAGAAACCCATTCCTTGGCATCCCAGCATCTGGGTCAATTACAAAACGTCTAGAAAGCGAAGATGGAACGCTTATACCGTTCTATGACATACCACCACGTTCAGATTTTAACGATGTTGGAACGTTTAGTTACTTCCATAAACAAAATGGTATATATTCGTATGATATTTATACATTATATAAGCAACCATATCTTGTTAAATTGGATGGTGGGTCCGACTCAATAAATCCAGATTCCCCAACTGACCGACTATACGCACCGATTACGTTATTACCATCGGGGTCGGTCGTAGAAGAATACGGAAGAAACACTACGTACATATCAACCGCTAGTTATGATGCATACGACCAAGTGTCAGGAACAATTATCGTCGCTGGTATATTTACATTGTATGGATTAAATGGTGCAAATGGATTAAGATTGAGATTATATAATGATACAGTTAAGCAGGGGCTTGACTCTTCCAGAGATTTCTATACATTGCCAACAGGCAGTCACGGTGTCTTATTTGACGGGTTGTTAAATGATGCACAAGATGTATTTCCATATGTTATGATGCAAGGTAACAATTCATCTATTTACTATACAATTGACAATTTAACTGCAAGTACGATTACATCATCAGTTATATTGAACTATTTCGCATACGAACCAGATAATCTAATACCACGTGGATATTTACCACGACACTATAGATTTGGTAGAGACAATAATACTGCATTAAAGAGAAGAAATTATATTGGATGTAGAGACATTAATGCTACATTCGACGGTCAACCACCGTTCACGGTAGCAATTTCTACAAAGAATACCGTAGTGGTAAATACCACAACGGCACCAGCGCCGGCCGGGTCAGGTACAGTTCAAATACCAGACCAAATTGACACTATTAAGTTCGGCGGCGGGGGTCGGTTAGGCGTCGAATAATGGATTTAAATTAAAATACTTTATACTTATATTTGTTGTACTTCACTCAGGAGATTTTAGACTATGGGATACCTAGACAAATCCACAATTACCGTGGACGCTATTTTAACCAATCGTGGACGGGAACTCTTGTCGCAGGGAACCGGCACGGGTAATTTCCAAATTACCAAGTTCGCAGTTTCAGACGACGAAGTAGATTACGGTCTTTATAATACTGCCCATCCACTTGGGTCCAATTATTACGGTGCTATCATTGAAAATATGCCCGTATTAGAAGCAACTCCTGATGAAACACAAATCATGCGATACAAGTTGGTAAGTATTACGGGCGAAGACCTTACCAGATTTGGAAGTATCGTCATTCCACAAATCCAAGTTCAAGGTACAACAATTCCTACAAGTGGAATAGTAAATCTCTACTATAGTCCAACCGCAGGAACCACCAATATCACCATTCGCCCAACTACAACGTATACATCAACGGTATCTGAAGCAGAAAGTAGTTACACACTACTTCTTGCAGACAGTACTTTGGCAACAGTAGAAGTCAAGACACCAGCAACGGGAATCGTACCCGCAAACAACCGTGGGTCAGTTTCGGCAACGGGTCTTGAATTTACCATCACAGCTCTTAACAAGACAGGCTCAACATCAGTGTCTATCTTTGGTGGAACTTCTGGTGCAGTATACAACTTTACGTTATCTACCACCGCTTCCGCATAATTAACTCCTAGGACATCTTATGGCATATAATATCTTTACACAACTTAGTCAAAATGATGATATTACATCACTTCGTGGTACCGAAGTTACTACGGGGATGTGGTCAGGAGACACAGGAAGTCTTTCCACTTTCTTTACATCAAGTACACAAGTGGCAAACTCTGGTGAATTCTACTACGACTTATACAATTTAAACCCAGCATCCAGTGATTCAGCAGAAGTTCAATTCTCTGTTGCATACGGACACGTAAGTGGCGGTGGTGCTCCAACATTAACAACACTAGATACGTCAACATTACCTACACAAGTAACTTACGCTCAATATCGTAATATTTTGTTAGGTAAAGATGTGGAACGCTTTACATTTGACCAAGTAGGGTCAGATGATATCTATGTTATCAACGTACAACGTTCACGTTTGAAACAAGCTATCGACCCAGGCAACTGGCAAATTCGCCTTTCTGGTTCTAACGGGCTTCGTACTTTCATCGACGATAGTGGTCTTAGTACCGCAGTACAAGGTAATCTAGTTGCAAACAATGTATACAACATCCGTTCTGGTACTATTGATGACGGATTCGCAACAGGCAATTCTACTGTATATGGATTAGCGTTCCCCGATTATGGTGTTATCATTCTCCACCCATCAGCAATTAGTTCATCAGTTGGGTTCTCGGGGTCAAATTCTACTGCATTAGATGCTAAGACATTAATGGGTCCAAACGTACCATTCACTCCATATACTGGAAGTGCAGCAACCGCATATCAATATCAACACGAAGGATTAGTTCGCTCAATCAAGTTGGGTACTGATTTCCAAGCTCGTTCAGCAGAAACCATTACATCAACAAACTACTTCGTTCGTTTAAGAAACAACCAATACAACTACTCAAACAACCCAACATACTACACTGGTTCAAACCCACAAAACGTGTTAGAACCATTCCGTGTAAAGCCAATCACTTATGTAACCACAATCGGATTATATAATGATTCAAACGAATTGTTGGCAGTTGCAAAACTCAGTAGACCAGTTCAAAAGAGTACCGATAAGGAAGCATTAATTCGCGTTCGCTTAGATTATTAAGCAACACGGGGTGGATAATTTATGACCATACCTGTTACTGCGTATAAATCTTTATCACCAAACGAATATACCATAACTCCGTTTCGTGCATATGCTCCGCACGTATACACGTATGTGTCTGGGTCTACAAACAATTCTGTAGACGTACAAGTTTCATTAGGTATTAAATTTGATACGGCATCACAAGGATTGCGGGTAGAAGATGACAAGTATGAATTGTTTGATTCTGTTGTACAAACGTTTTATTCTCCGATTCCGTACACTTCGTATGGTATACAATCATCATCGTATCACCCAACGGGGTCCGTTATCGTTGTAAGTGCAACCCAAGACATATTTGGTGAAGAAGTAAAGCCCGGCACATTTACTGTACAAGTGGGAACATCTTCGTCAGTTGATGATGGATACGGTAACTTAATAGTATCGGAATCGGGCACTGGGTCTAAGATTGGTCGTATTTTTTATGACAAAGGTATTGCGATTATTAAACCTACGTCAAGTATTGCTGGTGGTGGGTTAACCAGAGATGGTATTTGTATTGTTAGTGGAACAAATGTTCAAGTACAATTTACTTCATCGGTCAAACTATTTGAACACAACATTCGTGTAAAGTTAAACCCAACGGATTTCTTATACTCAGTATATAATCCATCGGCAAACAAGAATATGTTTACGGGGTCATCTACTACCCCACTAGAATTGATGGCATCACAAAGTCTATATCCATATATTACGACAATCGGTTTATATAATCCAGATAACGAATTAGTCGCAGTTGCAAAAGTGTCAAATCCAATTCAACGCACCGACTATTCCGTTCAAACATTTGTTGTCAAATTTGACACCTGAGGATTCTTATGGCACTCAAAGACATTTACGAAAGTTGGACATTCAAGCCTTTAGCGGGAACTGGGGCAGCAGATAATCCACGTACACAATCAGAAGGTAAGGTTAAGGTAGATTTTTTACCAAACACATATCAAACAGAAGTTCGTAATAGAACTCCTGGTGATAAAGTCGTAACACAAGCAACCGCCGATGACGCAACAGTAGGGACATTTAATACGAATACAGCTTTCAAGTATTATTCAGAATTATATAATAGTCCATTAAAGACATTTAAGGGAAAGGTAGTTCAACAATACAACGCACAAGGCACAGACACTAACAAGTATGTGTCATCAGCAGAAGTCAGAAACACCCAAGGTGCATTATACAGTACTAATTTATAAAAAATAAAGAGGTTATTATGAAGCCACGTTCGGCTAAGAACAAAGGTAAACGGTTACAAAATGCAATACGAGATATGATTCTAGAAAACTTCACACAGTTGGAACCAGATGATGTAGTTTCAACTTTGATGGGTGATAGTGGAACAGATATTAAATTGTCACCTGCGGCGCGAAAGCTATTTCCTTACTCTCCAGAGTGTAAGAACCAAGAAAAGATGAATGTCTGGGCTTCTCTGGAACAAGCAGAAGCGAATACGAAAGAAGGGACAACTCCCGTTCTTTTCTTTAAGAGAAACAATACGCCAGTGTACGCGGTTATCCCCGCAGAACACTTCTTTCAATTAGTTAATAAAAAAGAAGTTGAATAATAAAACTTGACAATTTATAAAAGAGGGGTTAGATTTCTATTATGAATCTAATCTCTCTTTTGTCGCAAATATTAGGTGATTTTAAACAGTTTGGAAATGGTGAACACTATTTCCAATGTCCTTTTTGCCATAACCATAAGAGAAAGTTCGCTGTCAATTTATTAAAAAATGTTTTTCATTGTTGGCACTGTGGGGCTAAGGGTCGTTCTTTAATAACACTGTTTAAGAGACTCGACGTATCCCCATCACAGATGAAGGAATTACGTTCCTTACTGTCCGATGACCAAGTGCGAAATTACAAAGAAACAGAAGATGAGGTGACGGACCTCTACCTTCCGCCCGGATACAAACCGCTTTGGATACCTACGAAGAGTCTCCAATATAAGCACGCTCTCAGATACTTGACGAAGAGAGGAATCACGGGATATGATATTATCCGTTATCAGATGGGGTATACGATTGATGGTCCTTATGCCAATCGGATTATTATTCCGTCATATGATTCAACTAATAAGTTAAACTACTTTATCGCCCGTAGTTTTTATGATGATGGGATGAAATACAAGAACCCACCAGTTTCAAAAAATGTAGTGATGTTCGAGAACCAAATCAATTGGAAAATGCCGTTGGTTCTTTGTGAAGGGGTGTTTGATGCTATCGCCATTCGTCGGAACGCCGTACCACTTTTGGGTAAGTTCATACCCAAAAAGCTATTGAAGCAAATGGTCAAGAACAAAGTAAAAGATGTATATGTTGTATTGGATGATGATGCGTTAAATGATGCACGTGAGATCGAACAAACGCTGAATACATATGAGATGAATGTAAAGCTGGTAAACCTTGACAAGAAAGACCCTTCGGAGTTAGGTTTCAAGGATACGTGGGAATGTATCGAACGTGGGTCTGCAACAACATTTAAAGACTATATTGGTGGCAGGTTACAGAATATATGAGAATTGACGTACCATTTACGAAGTTACGAACAATTGCACATTGTGCCGACATTCATATTCGACTATTTAAGCGGCACGAAGAATATCGGGAAGCCTTCAACACATTTTATGAACAACTTCGTCAGACGGATTTAACTGACGGGGTTATTGTCGTTGCTGGTGACATCCTTCATGCAAAAACCGATATGAGTCCAGAGATGGTGGAACTTGCTTCAGAGTTCCTCCGTAATCTCGCTGATATCGCTCCTACCTTTGTCATCGCTGGTAATCACGACCTCAATCTATCCAATATGAACCGGTTGGATAGTTTGACTCCGATTATCAAGAATCTCAATCATCAAAATCTTCATTACTTAAAGCACTCCGACATCTACCAAGTCGCCGACGTAGATTTCGCAGTATTCTCTATACTGGATGACCGTGAACAATGGCCAGCAGTCGAGGATTGCCGAAAGAATGCACGTAAGATTGCACTGTACCACGGACCAGTCCACGGCGCACAAACCGATGTCAAGTATGTCATCACCAATCGTCACGTAGATGTTACTACGTTCGAAGGATACGATGTCGTGCTTCTTGGTGACATCCACAAGTATCAAGTACTGCAAGAAAGCAATCCCGTCATCGTATATTCTTCTTCACTTATCCAGCAGAACCACGGTGAGTCGGTTACTGGTCACGGTTGGTGCTTGTGGAGTGTTGAGGATTGCACACACGTATTCAAGGAACTTCCAAACGCATATGGATATTATACGTTGGAGTTGGTCGAAGGTAAAATTAACTTCCCAACCGATATGCCAAAGAATGTCCGACTTCGTTTGTTTACGGGGAACGCTGATACCTCGCTCATCAAAAAGACTACTGCGGCATTACGGAAGCGCTATAATGTCATCGAACTGAGTATCAACAAGAACCGATTCAATACGTCTAGCCCGTCATATCGTAAGGGAACGCATATTACGACAGACGTAACGAATGTGAATACTCAGAACTCGTTGATTCAAGATTGGCTTGAACGGAATCACGAAACAATTGATGACGAATTGATGAAGAAGATTGTGTCGGTCAACAATAAGTTGAACGCACAAATTAATCACGATGACCATTCACGGAACATTCACTGGCGTCCGTTGAAGTTTACCTTCTCGAATATGTTTTCATACGGAGAAGGAAACGAGATAGATTTCGAGAAGATGCAAGGTCTTCACGGAGTATTCGCTCCGAACGCTTCGGGTAAGAGTTCCTCTATGGATGCCCTTATCTTCTGCTTGTACGATAAGACTCCACGGGCATTCCGTGGTGACCATATTATGAACAATCGGAAAGACACGTTCGAATGTGAGTTGAAGTTTGAGATTGACCAAGACATTTATTTTATTCGTCGAACTGGTACGCGGAAAAAGACCGGCGATGTAAAGGTAGATGTGTCGTTCTGGAAGGAAAATGAAGATGGTACGCATACATCACTAAACGGTGAAGACCGCCGGGATACTAATGCTAACATCCGTAACTATGTGGGTAGTTATGAAGATTTCGTATTGACGGCATTAAGTAGCCAGACAGCAAACGCATTGTTTATCGACAAGTCGCACTCCGAACGGAAGGACTTACTCATCCAGTTTATGGGATTGAATGTCTTTGACAAGTTATTTGATACCGCAAACGAAGAGAGCAAGGAAATCTCTGGTGCATTAAAGAAGTTCAAGAAGGTTGACTTTGACCAAGTGATAGCGGATACTCAGACGAAGTTAGAAGATAATAAGGTCAAGCATGAAAAGGTCGAAACTATGATTACTGACCTCAAAAAAGAACGTGATATGTTGGATGAGAAGTTGAAGGGATGGCAAAATCAAAAGCGTCCAGTACCAAATATTACATTAGATATGGATGTATTGATTTCTACTTTGGCTAAATCCGTTGACCAAATCTTGGAATATTCTGAGGGTAAGGTGGATGCGGAAAAGAGACTGGAAGCTATTAATACCAGCATTAAGGAACGTACGCAAGCAATAATGGATGCAAATATTCCAGAACTTCGTCAGTCAGTCGAAGAATACAACAAACTTTCCACGTTATTAAATAAGGGAAGTAGTGCATTAAAGTTGACCACTTCAAAGGTTACCGAAAAGGAAAAGTTCAAGACCAAACTGGAAAGTTACAAGTATAACCCAGATTGTAACGTTTGCGTAGAAAATAATAAGTCAATTATTGAGGATATGGAATCGGTCACCCACGAACTGATTGACCTATACGACTTACAATCCAAGCAAGAAGATGCGGTCAACGAAATCAAGCAACAGATGGAACCGTTGGTTGATAAGGTAAATCTCTGCGCACATTATGAAAAGTTACAAAATGAAGTTCAACAGTTCCAAAAGAAGGCAGGTACGGTTGAACTGGAAATCCAGAAGTTGATTACCCTTATTGAAAAATGTGACCGTCAGCGGGAACAGACAGAAAAAGATATTGAATTGTTTAAAACGAACGAGGACAATATCAGACATAATAAGGAAATCGATATGCATATTAGTCACGTGGAATATGATATCAATGTAAATAAGAAGGCAATGGACAAGTTGGAAAAGCAACTTCGTGAATTGCATGGAGAAATCAAGGTACTCGAAGCTACCAAGGCTGATGTTCTTAACCAAATTAAGGAAGCCGAAGAACTTGAGGATACCTATGAGGCTTACAAGTATTACATGGAAGCCGTGGGCCGTGATGGGGTACCATACGAACTGATGTCACGGGCAATTCCAGCAATCGAATCCGAAATAAATAATATTTTAACACAGATTGCCGAGTTTACGATTTCTCTTGAAGTAGACGGGAAGAATATTCTTGGGAAGCTTAACTACGACCACGAACGTATCTGGCCATTGGAAAACTCGTCTGGGATGGAACGGTTTATCAGTAGTCTCGCTATTCGGGTGGCTCTGTTGAACGCCTCAAACCTTCCGAAGTCCAACTTTATGATTATTGACGAAGGGTTGGGTACCTTGGATGCCGAAAATCTGACGGCTATGCACACGATGTTCAGTATCTTAAAGGGTCAATTTGATTTCTTGGTGGTCATCAGCCACTTGGATGTCGCACGGGATATGGTGGACAAGGTAATTGAAATCAAGCGAGAGGACGGATTCTCGTATATTAACGTGTAACTCAACTATTTATATTGAGTTAGGACTTTAAGCGAGAGCGTATGGCAAAGACTAGAAAGACCTTACAACCAAAGAACTTAGCAAAATATGATGTATTGATAGAAGATACATCAGCATCTTCTGTTTATTTTCAAGTAACGAATCTGCCACCAACTTTTACTGGTGGCAGAAATTCGTTTTTGTTGGCTGGGTCATCGGCATTAAAACCAGCGTCCAGCATTCAAATAGAAATCATAGATTCAAATGGAATATCGATTTTTCAAAATCCTATTCAAAAATACTTGGAAGGTAATTCAAGACTAGTTTCTGTAGAAATTACAGAGAACACCGCTCCTGGGTTTGCTACAATTATTATACTTGGACAAGCAACAGTACTTCCAAATGGTCAACCAGTACCACCCGATTGGCAAAATTCATATAATATTAGATGGACTAAAAGAATACTTGTAGAACCAAATTTACGAAATTCTTCACCATTAATTCTAGAAAATACACCTACTGTGTTGTCGGAAGAACGTAGATTATATAGTGTGTCTACATCTTCATACGTTTCAGCAAGTACCGCATTTACAGCCAGTTTAACTCCGACATTATATTCTAGTTTTCAAATAGGGTATACACTTAAAGCGGAATCACCAACGGTGTTTTCCGAAGATTATGTTGGTGGGTATATAACTGGTTCTATGATTATAGACGGAGTAAGTGCAAGTTTATATTTACCAATAACAGACATATTAAATACCACAACGGCGTTTAGTACAGGTCAATTAATCAAAACAACAGATGGCAGAATTGTAGACAAAATTTATTTACGCAGTGGAAGTTATACTACACCACTGTTCGGCTCATCGTCGGCTATAAAGACAACAGCACAATTAGTGTACAATACGTCGAGTATAAACGGTAACCATATACCCGTATCTTATGCAAAACTTCGTCTGACCAACTTGAATACGGTAAGTGGTGAAATATTCAAGTTTAAAGTATACAGTAAAGTTTCAACTAATCTTTCTGATTATAAGTTGGTAGCAGATATACCAGTAACTACATCCGAACTATTAGTAACAAGTTCTATCCGTGGTGATTTACCAATAGGTGATTTTTATATAGTACCTACTGCATCAAATTGGTACTCAGACAGATTGGAAACTAGTTCAAATGCGATATATACTATATCTGGGTCCACTGCGTATTATAACCCAACTACTACCGTCACGCCATTTACATTAGCTCTAACAGATAATGTACTACTGCGGTCTGTTCGAGCGGAAGTACCAACATTTAATAATCAAAAATATGCGGGATATGTGTCAGCAAGTGGATATTTCATAGGTAATAAGAAAGCATTACAGTTATTCCCAACCACAGAGTATACAATTCAGTTTGATGCATTCTATAAAAAAACGTCAGCATCAATAAATTTGACTGGTGTAGACCCAAAGGTTGATATTTATCTTATAGGGGTAGAAGGTACTAAGGTTATTGATAACAATCCATTAGGACAAAAGATTGGTACACTAACACCGCCCGCTGGGGCAGAAACATATTGGTATCAAGACCAACAATTTAACTTTACGCCACAACTATCAACAGTTGGTAATGTAGGTATACGATTTGTTGTGAGTAATGGATTTTGGTATTTCTCTGAAATATCACTAAAACCAGCATCAGACAGATTGTTTGCGCCAGACGAAGCACAGATTTTAGTACCAAATACCGAATATTATAACGAATTATTACAACATAAGATTGAGTTCTTTGACATAAATAATAACTCAACCGACCTATCTGTAGTATCGATTCCTACATTCTTTACTGGCTCGAATATTGATTTGGGTACATTATCATGAAACATTTGACTAATGAACAACTTAGTTTCTTATTACAATTTCCAACTGGACACAGACTCCAAGTTGGAGCATTGAGCTATATTGAAAAACATAAAATTCAAGATGTTGATATTTTGTTTGAAGCAACCAAAGCTACACAAAATATTATTGATGTATTTAATAAGAAATTAGAAGTGTTGGACGAAAAGAAACGAAAGAAGTGTACCATATACCCAACTGATTCTGGAAATAAGATTCGTAAAAAGTGTAAACAAGCACACACCTGGGGTATTCATTACGCCCCTGTATGGAATCGATATGTTCAACCGGAACCAACCACACCAGACACGGGTACTGATGGTGGCGCGGATGTAGGTGGTGGAGAAACTGGTGGTGATGCTGGTGGTATAGCAGAACGAAAGGGAATCGCTGGGTCACGATTCACATTCCCAATGTCCATCGGTCCAGAAAATGATTATCAACAAAAACCACAAGATGAAGCAATGTCCAGTACAGAACGGATGCGTAGGTTTAACAAGCGTCATCCTGAAAAAGTTCGTCAGTACTTGAAAAAGACCCAAGACGACCGTGTAGCTCGTAACCGTGACCGCCGTAAAGCAGTTGAAAAGCACGGTGAAGCTAAAATGAAGAATCACGATGTGCATCATCCAAACGGTGCACAAAATGGTAACTGGAAGTTAGCGAAGAAAGACCATGGACGAGACAAGAAGAACGAAAATATTGAATACGTGTATCTGTCTGAACTGGCTGAAGGGTTTGTACCAAACGGTAGTTGGACTCTTATCTACGAAGGTGGTGCCGCTGGACACATGGCACATCCATACGAAGATGACTCACTATCATTTGCAGATGTGAAAGATATGGTCACCCGTGGACTTGTTGGGGACTTGGGCGCAGAAGAACCCGTAACCGAAAAGCTTGATGGTCAAAATATTATGTTTACTGTCAAGGATGGTAAAGCGTTCTTCGCCCGTAACAAAGGACAAGTAAAGAACAAGGGACAAAATGCACTTGACGTAGCAGGTATTCGTAATATGTTCGCCGGACGAGGTGATATTGAAAAAGCATTTACTGGTGCAGCTGACGACTTACAAAGTGCGATTGATGCACTCCCAGAAGAAGAACGTAATAAGATGTTCGCTGATGGGTCAAAGTTTATGAACGTAGAAATCGTATTCCCAGATACTAAGAATGTCATTCCGTATGATAAGTCGGTATTGGTGTTTCACGGAACCGTTGAATATGACAGTGAAGGTAATGAAATCAAGCGGTCAGTCGAAGATGGTCGTGAGTTATCTGACCAACTTACCAAAGTTAATGCACAAAAGCAAAAGACATTCGGTATTTCTGGTCCAAAGACCATCAGTTTTAGTGATGCACAGACAGTAGAAAATAAAAATGCATTGAAGAAAATTGGCACACGTATTAGCCAATTGCAGAAAGAATATGGATTGGACGATAAGTCTACCATTGAAGATTATAAAACAAAGTGGTGGGAAGATAAACTTATTCAGATTTCACAAGAAACTGGTTTAGAGTTTACTAAACAAGAATTTGATGGTATGACTCGACGCTGGGCATTAGGTGACAAGAAGTTTAAAGTCTCCGACATCGAAGACCCAGAAAAGAAAAAGTGGTTCCGTCAGTTTGAAGGAAGCGAATTAAAAGCCGCACAGCGCGAAGCAGTTCGTCCACTGGAAAGTGTATTCTTACAAGTTGGTGCATTATCACTTAAGCGTGTCACTGATTTCTTATCAGCGAATAACCCAGAACTTGCTAAGAAGTTAAAGGCAGAAGTATTGGATACAATTAAGCAAATTCAGCAAACGGGTGATGCAAACAAATTAGCTGCATTACAAATCCAATTAGAACGCTTACAAGATATTGGAATGGACAAGATTGTTCCAACTGAAGGTATGGTCTTTATGTACAACGGTAAGCCATACAAGTTCACCGGAACATTCGCTCCAGTCAATCAAATCTTGGGTACGTTAAAGTTTGATAAGGGTGAAGCAAAGTTAGTTGATGAACCAACGGAAACACCAAAAGAAGAACCAACTACAAAACCAGTGGAAGGTAAACAACGTACTGTTGCTATCTTCACTGGTAGATTCCAACCATTCCATGCTGGTCACTACAGTATCTATAAGTCAATGGTGGACAAGTTTGGTAAGAAAAACGTGTACATCGCATCAAGTGACAAGACAGAAGCTGGGAAGTCTCCATTCAGATTCAATGATAAGAAGGAGATTATGACCCAGATGTTTGATATTCCAGAGGATATGGTGGTTCAAGTAAAGAATCCATATGCACCAAAAGAAATCCTTGAGAAGCTCCCACCAGAAACCGTATATGTTACTGCGGTCAGTCAAAAGGACGCAGAACGTTTGGGTGGTAAGTATTTCCAACCATATGATGAAAAGGGTCCAAAGAAAGGATTCGCTGACCAAGGATATTTTATGGTCGCTCCAGAACTCAAAGTTGATATTGATGGAAAGAACATCAGTGGGACACAACTTCGTGCAATCTTTGGTAATCCAAATATTACCGATGAAGTTAAACAAGAAATATTTGCGAAGGTATACGGTAAGTTTGACCAAGACATCTTTAACAAAGTAGTCAAAACAACCACTAAGTCAGAAGAAGAATTAAAGATTACCAAGCAATTTGCAGAACCAGAATTAGGAAAAGACAAAAAGAAAGTACAAGAACCAAAAGTACCAGCACAACCAAAGCAAAAACAAATGGCACAACCAACCAATCCTGATTTTTATAAGCCAGGTCAAACTTGGCAAACAGCTGGTGGAAATTTTGGTGGTAAGAATAAGAAAAACCAAGTAAGATACTTCGGGTCAGAAGAAAAAGCTAAGGCATTTGCAACCAAGTGAGGTTATATGTTTAAAAATGAAGAAGCATTAAATGATGTTCGTAAGAAAGTAGCAGAAAAGTTAAACAAAGACGGAAACAAACTAGTCTTTGGTTGGAGAGGAGAGGTTGAACCTACCCGCAAAGAAGGTGATGTGTGGGAAGATGTTAATGGAAAAAAGTGGACTGTAAAGAATGGTATTCGTCAAACTGTCACTAAGTTAGACGATGCTAAAACACCACATTGGTGTCCAAAGTGTAGTAAGCCAATGAATCACCGATTTGATATCAAGTTCTGGCGCATCAGAGGTCATTGCTTCGATTGTAATGTAAAATTTGAAACAGAACTTCGTCGTCAAGGTAAGTGGAAAGACTTCGAACAAAAGATGATGTTACGTAATTATATTTCAGCGGCAAAAGATAGACTTCAAGAATTAGAACATTATCTCGCCAATCTCAGTAAACCAGAATATTTGTTAATGAATGAAACTGAAAAAACTGTGTTAATGTTTGAAAAGTGGGATGTTGACTTGGATACTGTGAGAAAAGATTTAACTGATGAAATTGAATTAATTAAAAAAAATTTAGCAGAAACCATAGAACAGTACGGTACTGGAGAAGATAATGAAGCTTAAATTATTAGGATTGTTACTGGTATTCGCTGGGGTGTTGTATTGGCAAGACTCCACCAGTGATGACGCAATGGACAAGTATATTGAAGAATACAAGCAATTTCAAGCAAAAGCAGATTCGGTTACTGAATTAGCGGATAGTTTGAAGGAAGAAATTATCATTGCTGATAATGAATCCCGTGCCGCAGAAAGTCGTGCAAAAATATTGGGTCGTCAAGTCAATTCGTTGAAGAATGAAACATTGAGTATGGAAGAACGGGCAGAGGTGATGAAGGAAACCCTTCTTGATACATTAGAACTTGCTCGTCAAATCCTACCGCTTAAGGATTCCATCATCGCAAAACAGAAGGAAACGATTGACGCACAAAGTACCCAAGTCACTGAGCTTGAAAGTGCATTATCAAGTAAGGACAATGCGTTACGTATGGCGATGATGCGCGGGGACAGTCTCCAAGCAGTTATCAATCTTATACCACCTGCCCCAAAGAATCCTAACCGTATGTTTGGATTCAAGTTACCAAGTCGTAAGGCATCATTCGCAGTTGGATTGGCAATGGGTCTTGGAGCGGGGATACTCGTAATCAAGTAAGAGGTTCTTATGAACGCAACATCACAGCAGTTACGTGACAAAATTAAAGAAGAGTTTAAGAAATGTGCAGTAGACCCCGCATACTTCTTATCACGGTATTCATATATTCAACACCCGATTCGTGGCCGGGTGTTGTTTGATTTATATCATTATCAGAAAGATGCATTGAAAGATTTTGAGAACTGTGATTATAATATTGTTCTTAAAGGCCGTCAGATAGGTATTTCCACATTAGTCGCAGGATATGCACTGTGGTTGATGTTGTTTCATAAAGATAAGAATATTTTAGTTATCGCAACTAAACAAGAAACTGCAAAAAACTTGGTGACCAAAGTAAAGTTCATGCATCAAAATCTTCCCGTTTGGTTACGGGGGTCGGTAATTACAGACAACAAATTGTCACTACAGTTTGCAAATGGGTCACAAATTAAAGCTGTGGCATCAAGTCCAGATGCTGGTCGTTCTGAAGCACTTTCTCTTCTTATCCTCGACGAAGCGGCGTTTATTGATGCAGCAGACATTATTTGGACCGCAGCATCCAGTACATTATCAACGGGTGGAAAGGCAATTCTCTTGTCTACTCCAAATGGTGTTGGTAACTTCTTCCACAAGATGTGGCAACAAGCAGAAACAAAGACCAATAATTTTAATACTATATTATTAGATTGGAGAGTACACCCAGAACGTGACCAAGCATGGCGTGACCGCCAAACAGAACTGATGGGTGAACTACAAGCAATTCAAGAACATGATGCATCATTCATATTCTCCGGTAATACGGTTATCCCTGCAGAAATCATAGAGTTTTATAAATCGTCGTTTGTTCAAGAACCAATATCTAAAGAAGGATTTGATGGAAATCTTTGGATATGGGAATATCCTAGTCCGTCTAAAACTTATATTGTTTGCGCAGACGTTGCCCGTGGAGATGGTGAGGATTATTCAACTTTCCATGTAATTGATGTAGAAACCTCTACCCAAGTCGCAGAGTACAAGGGAAAAGTAGAAACTAAGCAGTTTGGAAATATGTTGGTGTCTATCGCAACACAGTATAATGACGCACTCCTTATCCCAGATAACAGTAGTATTGGATGGAACGCAATTCAGCAGATTATTGACCGCGGGTATCGTAATCTGTTCTATATGTCCAGAGACTTACAATATGTGGATGTTGAACATCAATTGAATAGAAAGTATTTGAAAGAAGATAAGATGAGTTCATTGGTACCTGGGTTTATGATATCCCAAAGAACCAGGCCATTGATTATCGCCAGATTAAAAGAATATATGTTAGATAATTCATTTACTATTCGGTCAAGTCGGATGGTTGCAGAGTTGGAAACATTTATTTGGAAGAATGGCCGGCCAGAAGCATTGGGCGGATATAATGACGACCTGGTATTAGCACTTTGTATAGGTCTGTGGGTACGAGACACCGCCTTAAGATTACGCCAAGAGGGCATAGAATTGACCAAATTAGCGTTAGATAACACAAAATATCAGATGGGAAGTATGGTATATACAGACAAGAATTTAACTCATAATCCATATGAGATGCAAATTGGTCAGGAAAAAGAGAATTTACGGTGGTTACTGTAAATACATTATACTTATATAGTAGTGTCTTTATATACTATTTTTGAGGCAAAGTATGAAAAAAGAAGAACTTAAACAAATGATTCGGGAAGAACTCAAATCAGTATTAAGTGAACAGGCCTATCAATGGTGGATGAAACCAGCTGAAGCGGAAACGCCGGACGCCCATTTAAATCCAAGTCAAGTTCACGAAGATGTCGAAGATACTGTAAATGAAGATGAATACGATAAAAAGCGTGACCAACATCCATACTGGGGTCAAACTGGTCGTCCGTATACCCCAAAATCATACGGTAAACCAAAAACTCCGGCAAAGAGTTTTCGCCAAGTATTTACAAGAGCTTTGGTTGCAACAAAAATCAAATATAAAGATGCTGAAGGAAAGGAACACGAAGCTACGGTGTCATCTTTACTGAAGTATCCAAAAGACCATCCTGGATATAAAGCAGCTGCCAGATTATATGCATCTAGTATGGCACGAGCACCAAAAGATGAAGGTGTGTGTGAAGGAGAGGGGTGTTTAGACGAAAAGTCAGTTCCCCAACCATACAACCGTAAAAGTGCTCGTAAAATGAGTAAATCTCAAGTCGAACTTCGTAAAAAAATTGGTCAAGCTATGATGCGAGATGAAAAGAAGGTCAGTAAGTTCCGTAAAAAGTATGGTGACGAATGGAAAGACTATCTTTGGGCATCAGCATCAGCCGCGGCATTCAGACAAAGTGGTGGTAAAAGTGATGATAAGCGGAAAAAATAATGAAGTATTCATCGTTTTTTAATTTTGAACAATACCACCATCCTCACAAAAGACACGACCCACCTGGGTCAGAAGATGCAGATGTGAATAATGATGGTAAAGTTGACAAAAATGACAAGTATATAATGGCAAAACGCCGGTTATACAGACAATATCAAGCAGCACAAAAAGATAAAAAAGCTACAGAATTTTCTACACCAAAGTTGGAGAACAACATGATTAGATTGTCAGCACTAGTGAATCTACAGGCACTAAAAGAAGAATCACACGAAGAACCAACACCAGCTCCAACTGTAGCTGTTGATAAAAAGTCACGGGTTGAAATGAAGCTTAAGAAGCTTAAAGAAATGCAAATGACTCCGGACCAAAAAAAGAAAGTTGATGAACTCTTGGCTCAATATGAAGAATTGTCTGCTAAGCAAAAGCAACTTGACGTTGATAAAGACGGTAAGATTGAAGGTGATGATTTAGCAAAACTTCGTGCAGGTAAAACTAACGAAAAGTTAGATGCCGTCGGTCAAGAAGATGGTGATGTTGATAATGACGGAGATAAAGACTCTTCTGATAAGTACTTACAAACTCGTCGGGATGCTATTGGTAAGGCAATGAAGAGTGAAGGTAGTGGTGAAGATCACGAAGCATCTATGGCAAACTCTACTTTAGATTCAATTATCAAGCACGCAACCGAACTTAAGGGTAAGATTGGAATGGAAGAAAAGGACATTCCAGCATGGATTCAAGACCACATCGCAGTTGCTGAAAATAATCTTGACCAAGCAAATACCAGTTATCACGAATATGGTGATGAAGAAAAGACCGATAAGCCAGTTGACCAAGATATGGCAGCTATGGCAGAATCAGTCAATGAAGCAGCACCTGAAGGTTGGGAAAAGACTGTATTAGCTATGAAGAAGCACAAGGAAATTGATAATCCTTGGGCACTTGCACATTGGATGAAGAAGAAGGGATATCAATCCAAGAAAGAAGAAACCGAAGAAGCAGTAACTATAAAACCACAAGGTGGGTTAGCAGCTGCTATCTCGGCATATAAAAATACACCAACACATAGTTCAAAGCAACATGCACAAGTGATGCCAGCACACAAACCAGGTGACACTTGGAAGACTGACAGTGGTAAGACCGCAAAGAAAAACTCAGATGGAACCATCTCTTACACGGTAAATTAATATGGTGGCCAAATTTATTTCTCTTTTACTTTCAAGTAGACAACAATCTCATATCTTTCATCTTCAAACTCCTTCATATGCTGCACACAAAGCATTGCAAGAATATTATGAAGGAATTGTTGACTTAGTTGACACTTATGTAGAATCATATCAAGGTCGGTATGGTATTCTCAAAGGATACATGCCAACCAATACTATTTTAGAAGATGACTCAGTAGTTAGTTATTTCACGGGGTTACAAAAGTTTGTAGACGAAACCCGCGGTCAACTCCCACAAGACGGTGAACTTAATAACACGGTTGATGAAATTGCAGGACTTATTTCCAGTACTATTTACAAACTCAAGTTCTTAAAGTAATATGAAATACAAAGACTTTTTTCCAGAAGGGTATTCGGACGGTACGTCATTTCCTCAGACTAAAGCAGATTTTGGTCAAGAAAAGCCAGAAGAAATGCCAGAAACAGACCCACAAGATTTAGCAGTTCGGTCAGCTCGCATTAGTGATATACTGGAACGTAATATCCCAACTAGTCCAGACAAATGGGCAAAGGCAAAAGCAGCAGCTCGTTCGAAGTTCAAGGTTTATCCATCAGCATATGCTAACCTCTGGGCAGCAAAAAAGTACAAGAGTATGGGTGGTAGGTGGAAGAAGGGAAAGAAATGATTAAGTTAATGGACATCATACTTGATGAGGTACAACCAGACGAAAAAAAAATGGTTGACGGCATCGTTGATATGCTCAATCAAGTAAAAGATGTTGATAATAGAAAAGAAATGGCGTTGGATAGACTGAAAGATTTTAAGCAAAGTAAAATCGATGTTGACCCAAAACATTTTATGTCAAGAGTCGGTTTAGATTCTATTGATGAGAAATGGACAAAGAAGTATAAGAAGTCTATTAACTGCAGTAATCCAAAAGGTTTTAGTCAAAAAGCACACTGCGCTGCACGCAGAAAGCGTCAACGTGGTGATACAACCAAATCAAAACCAGTATGACACGATTTGCCGATATCCTAGTTGAAGTGTCTGTTGATCTTGACGAAAAGTACAAGACTAAGGGAAGCCTTGGTAAGTGGCTTCGTCAAAAGTGGGTAGACATTTCCAGAAAAGACCCCAAGACAGGCAAGCATCCACCATGTGGAGCTTCTGCTGGTAAAGGGGAACGAAAGGGTGGGTCAGCAAAATATCCAAAGTGCCGACCAGCCCGTTCCGCAGCAGCGATGAGTAAAGGTGAAAAACGGTCAGCGGTAGTTCGTAAGAGAAAAGCAGGAAACCCAGGTGGAAAGCCAACAATGGTATCCACATTCAAGAAGGAAGAATAATATGGAAAATATTCAAGAAGCTTGTTGGGAAGGATATAAGGCAGTTGGTGGAAAGATGAAGAACGGTAAAATGGTTCCAAACTGCGTTCCTATCAACGAAGAAGATATTATTGAAGAATATTGCCCACGTTGTCTCGCCACAGAAATTGTACGAGCAGCAAGTCAACCACTTCAAGAAGCTGAATATCACGGTCGTAAGGTTCCTCTTGGAAAACCAATGCGGGGTGACGTTAAGAAGTTTAAGGTATTCGTTAAAGACCCAAGTACTGGTAACGTCAAGAAAGTTAACTTCGGTGACAAGACGATGAGAATCAAGAAATCTAATCCAGCTCGTCGTAGGTCATTTAGAGCACGTCATAATTGTGATACCCCAGGCCCACGTACCAAGGCACGTTATTGGTCGTGTCGGAAGTGGTAATATGAAAGTCTCCAGAAAGATATCCGACGCTATTATGAAAAAGATGGGGTATACATTCGACCCTAATGAATTTCATATGGGAATGAATGTAGAAATGGAACACCAAGATGTAACAAATGGGAATGTAGTAAAAACCGCAAAGATAGCGGCCACCCACTTGACAGAGAAGCCAAATTATTATACATTACTAAAGAAGTACGTGGAAAAGAAAAAAGACGAACAACTAGTTGGACCTGGTGGAGCAATTAACGCCGCACCAAAACCAAAAGATGTTAAGAAAATGCGTAAAGCATTAGACTCGGAGAAATAAGATGGCATTATTAAAAGATTTACTCAGTGAAGTTACCAGTCAAGTTCCACGTAGAGTTCAATTGATGCGTGTGGAAGCGGTATTAGAAAATATCGCACCACAACTAAAGGAAGCTGACCAAAAGAAACTTGCAGAAATTTATGTTGAATTAAAGCAATTAGCAGAAATGCTAAATGAAACTCCATATACTATCTTTAATGCACAACAATGGGGTTTATTAGAAATGGTATTAAAGGGTAAAGTAGCAGAATTCAAGTTACTCGCAGAAGATATTGCAGAAGATAATAAGGATGTCGATGTCTGGCCATTGGCTACGGCACTCGACACCGTTCTCATTTAAGTGAGGGGTTATGGCAGATACTAGTATATACGGTCGCTTACGGAAACTGTTCTCAACGAACACAGTTGTCCGAAATGTAGGCGGAAAGAAGTTAAAAGTCGCTGATACTGACAATATCCAGTCGTTTATTAATAGACGGGGCATTGATAGATATCACCGAGTTTATTCTTCTATGACAGGTGGATATGGTGCGGCAGGTGGTCGATATGAATCCGCAGCAGCATTCCAAGGGTCACGTTTACAATTGTTCCGTGACTATGATATGATGGATAATGACCCAATTATTTCATCAGTAATGGACATCTATGCAGATGAATCAACCGTAAAAGACGAATTCGGTCAAGTACTTAGTATCCGTTCCAAGAACCAACAAATTCAAGATATTCTCCATAACTTATTCTATGATGTATTGAATGTTGAATTCAATCTCTGGCCATGGGTCAGAAATATGGCTAAGTATGGAGACTTTTTCTTATTCTTAGACATCGATGAAAAATATGGCGTGGTAAACGTCATTCCTCTTTCTGTGTACGAAACCATCCGCGTCGAAGGACAAGACCCAGGCAATCCATTCTCCGTTAAGTTCAAAGTAGAAAATGATTTCTTAGCATTGGGTAAGAAAGAATTAGATAATTACGAAGTTGCTCACTTCCGCCTCCTCTCAGACACCAACTTCCTACCATATGGCAAGAGTATGGTCGAAGGCGGTCGTCGTGTTTGGAAGCAACTTCAGTTGATGGAAGATGCGATGTTAATCCATCGTATTATGAGAGCACCAGACAAGCGTAAGGTGTTGGTCGATGTTGGAAACATTCCACCAGCAGAAATCGACACACACATGCAACGTATCATCGACCGTATGAAGAAGGTACCGCTCGTTGACCCAAAGACTGGTGATTACAACCTTCGTTACAACATGATGAACATCACAGAAGATTTTTATCTTCCTGTTCGTGGTAAGGATTCTGGAACAGATATCACCAATCTTCCAGGCCTTCAATTCAATGCTATCGAAGATATTGAATACCTTCGTAACAAGTTAATGGCAGCATTCAAGGTACCGAAGTCATTCCTTGGATACGAAGAAGATAATAGTGGTAAAGCATCGTTGGCAGCACAAGACGTTCGTTTCGCACGTACCATCGAACGTATTCAACGTATTATGGTATCAGAACTTACCAAGATTGCAATCATCCACTTATACGTTCAAGGATTTACCGACGAAGACCTTATCGACTTTGAATTAGAAATGACCTCACCATCGGTCATCTATGAACAAGAAAAGTTGAACTTGTGGAAGGAAAAGGTTGGATTGGCTAGAGATATTGCAGATAGTAAGTTCTTATCACGTGACTGGATTTACCACAACATTCTTCAAATTGCAGAAGACGATGCACGGTCAGAACAAGAAAAGATAGTGAAGGATGTGGAATGGGTTGGTAAGGCAGAAGCAGCACAACAACAAGCAGCACAACCACAACAAGCTCCAGCTGGTCCAGAAGGACAACCTACTGAACCAGAAGCTGACGTAGAACAACCAGCCGAAGAACCAGAAAAGCTAGATACAGTTGATGCTGTACTCGCTTCATTAGAAGATATGCCGGAAGAAGAGGAAATCGGAGATGATACCGAACTAGAAGAAGCTAAAATGGGTCGTCCTAAAACTGGTATGCAATTTGGACAAGATAGCCACCCACGTGGCCGTGACCCACTAGGTCATAAGGAAAATCTTGGGGCATTAAGAGTAGGACAACAACGTAAACCATCTAGAAAATCCCCACTTTCGTTAGAAAATCACGAAGTTTCTAACTTAATTAAACAATTAAACGCCCATAAAATCGCACCAGAAACATCTAGTATATTAAACGAAGAAAATATCTTAGACATAGAAAACTAACGAAGTGGGAATTATCATACTATTTAATATATGATAAGGTATTTATTCACTTATGGCGGATTATTTTTATGAAATCAAGTATTAAGCATAATAAGTTGAGAAACACCGGTATCCTTTTTGAATTGTTAGTCCGTCAAATCACATCTGATGTGATGGAAAACAAGAAAGATGGAGCAGCTGTTAAGTTAATGCGTGAATTCTTCAATTCCAAAAAAGAATTGGGGAAGGAACTTATGTTATACCGCGCATTTTTCAATGTTCAGAACCTATCTGAGCAAAAGTCGTTTCAATTGTTGAAGTTAGTTACCGAACAACGAAAGAACCTCGACCAACACGCATTAGACACTCAAAAATACCTTTTAATTAAAGAAATTAAAAAGAACTTTGACTTGAAAGAATTCTTTGCAGCACGTATTCCATCGTATAAAATTTACGCATCAATCTACAAGAGTTTTGATGCAGCAACTAACGGAATCAATGACACCACAACTATTGAAGAGTTAGCAAACAGTCAATTCACCATTGTAGAACATCTTTCTGGTAAGATTCTTACAAAAGAAATCAAAGAGCATAATGAATTAGCATCTATCGTCCGTAGTCAAGATGATGATATCCGTTTCCTTTCTTATAAAATTTTAGTTGAACGTTTTAATGAAAAGTATAAGAGACTGGACGAAGCACAAAAGAAATTATTACAAGAATATATCTATAACATTTCTAACACATCTAAGTTAAAGACATACACCCAAGGTGAAAGTCGTAGATTAGCAAAGGAAATCGCACAACACAGTAAGAAGGTATCAGATAAAGTTGTTCGTATTAAGTTATCGGAAGTGGTGTCTCAACTTCAAAAGGTACAAAGTGCTGTTGTGATTAAGGAAAACCACATGACTGCGATGTTGATTGGATATGAAATTCTTAAGGAGCTTAAGTCATTATGACAAACGAAGAAAAACTCCGCTCTATTATTCGTAAAATGTTACAAGAAGAACTAGATGAAATTACAACCACAGCAAATGTTGCTGGGTACAATATTCCTATGGCATTTCAAGGAAATAATCCTAAGAATAAGGCACGTAAGAAGGGTATTGCAACACAATTAGGAATGCAATTAACTCCTAAAGGTGAAAAGGATTTAAACCGCCCAGCAGATAAACTAGAAAATCTTGCAGAAGCAAAGGTACGGTATCACGAATATAAGAAGGATGAAAGTGCAACTCCAACACAAAAGATTGCCAAGGCCATCTCAGAAGTCAATCGTAGTCTTGAAGAAATGGAAAGAGTGTTAAAGATGAACACTCGTTTACAAAAGGAATCTGGAATTGCTAGTGAAGCACTCTATCGTCGTACCCAACAAGGACTTTTAAAACTCGAAGCACGGTTACTTCACCTCGCCGGTAAAGTACGGGACATCAGAGGAAAGTAATATGAAGAACTTATTAGTTGAATATAATGTCATTGAATACGGAAAGGATTTATTAGCTGAAGCGGCTGATGTTAGTAAGCCATTGATGTTAAAGAATGTCCTTCTTCAACGTGCTGAAGCAAAGAACCAAAACGGACGTATTTACCCGCGTGAAGTATTACAACGTGAAGCTGGACTTTACAAAGAAAACTTCGTTACACAACGCCGTGCGCTTGGCGAACTCGACCATCCAGAAAGTCCAGTAGTCAACCTTAAGAACGTATGTTGCAATGTGACCGAATTATGGTTCGAAGGTCAAGACGTTCGTGGAAATATTGAAATTCTTTCGACCCCATCTGGTAATATTGTGCGTGAACTCATCAAGAACAATATCCGTCTTGGTGTATCTTCCCGTGGTATGGGGTCGGTCAAATCAATCGGTGAAAATACTGTAGAAGTTGGTGATGACTTCGCACTTATCTGTTTTGATATCGTTAGTAACCCAAGTACCCACGGTGCATTCATCAACGAAAGTAAGAAGGCACAAATCGTTACTCAATACTCACGTATCGATTCTCTTGTATACGATTTCCTTAGTGAAGTAAAATGAAACTAGCGAAGGAATTTGTTAAGTTTACCATTAAAGAATTGGGATTAAAATCATTACCTAAGAGCATTAAGTTCGAAGGTGATGATTATTCTGCGCAACATTTAACATTTGGAACTTACAATCCTTCTACTGATGAAATCGTTGTAGTCAAGGGGCAACGTCATCCTATCGATGTATTACGTACGTTAGCTCACGAATTGGTGCATCACAAACAACGTGAAGATGGACAAGAATTGAATGGCGAAGATGGGTCAAATACAGAAAACGAAGCAAATGCAAAAGCTGGTGAACTAATGAGAAAGTTTAGAACAGTTCGTCCAGAAATATTTAATGTTGGTCCTTGGGGATTCCATACTAATATGGAAAACAAAATTCAATCTATTTTAAATGCAGCAAAGACTGGTAATCCAGCAAAGATTGATGAAACTTATGTAGACCAATACACTGCGAAATTATTAATTACAGTGGCACACAATCTGTCCCCAAAGAATAGAAAAGAGTTTTACAACGAATCCATCGGTAAGATGGTAGAATTAGCATATAAATTAGTTACTCGGTAACCCGGAGGTAGTATGTACGTTGAAGTCAAAGGTGATAAGCAGTCAGATTTAGAACGAGCACTTCAGCAGTTCGTTAAGCAAGTCAAAAAGGCTGAATTGATGGAAGATTTGAAGAAGAAGGAATTCTATTTAAAGAAATCAAAGAGACTCCAAAAGAAGAGTCAAGACGCCCTCCGCAGAAGAAAGCGTGAAGAGAGTAAGGCGCAGAAAAAGAACAATAATACATTTTAACTAAAAATTGATGTTTTACAAAAAACAGTAATATATATTTAATAGTACACCTCATTTGGGGTGTGATTTTGTTGTATATAATCTGTTAATGACTCATAATAGTCATTTTAATTCTCATAGGAGAGAAACTTTATGGCAGAGTTCGAATTTACGAACAAGCTTTTAAAGGAAGCAATTGCAGACGCAGAAGCAGTTCGTCAAACTGCTATTGAAAACGCAAAGCTTTCATTAGAAGAAACGTTCACACCCCAAATTAAGTCAATGTTATCCCGCCGTCTTCGTGCAGAAGCAGAAGGCATGGAACACGACGAAGAAGAAAAGGAAATGGAAAAGAAGGAAGCACCAGAAGCTGAAAAGCATGAAGCTCCAGCTGCAGAAAAGAAGGTAGAAACCGAAGCTGCAACTGAAACTCCATTCCAAGATGGCGAACCAGAAGGTTCATCAGAAATGCCAGCAGACTCATCAGACATCGGTGCAGGTGACAATAAGGAACCATCCGATGCATCATTCGATTCAGCAGATGACGACATGAGTGGTGAAGATGCAGGCGAAAGTGATACCGATTGGTATGACGATTGGTCAGATGCAGACTTTGACCTTGATGAAGTAATCAAGGAACTTGAAGCAGACCTCAAGGAAGTCTCACATGACGAAGAAGAAAAGGAAGAAATGAAGGAAGAAGTAGAAGGTGAAGAACACGAAGAAGAAAAGGAAGACGAGAAGGAAGAAGAAATGGCAGATGAAGCATATCCAGCAGAAGATCCAGAAGCTGGTGTTGCAAAGCCAGAAATCCCAGCTAAGTCTTCAGATATCGGAACAGAAGCTGCACACACCGCAGCTGACGTAAATACTTTCGTAACCGAGCCATCAGATGTAAACAAGATGGAAGGTGAAGAAATGGAAAAGGGTCACGAAGAAGAAGGCGAAGAAGAACTTGATTTAGAAGCAATTCTCGCAGAATTGGAAGCCGAAGATGAAAAACATAAGGCATCATCTGAAAAAATGGCATCCCTAGAGAAAGAACTTGCAGAATATCGTCAGGCTGTAAAGCTCCTACGAGGCAAGCTACACGAAGTCAATCTTCTCAATGCAAAGCTCTTGTACACCAATAAGATTTTCCGTAAGGAAGGTTTGACTACTGAACAAAAGGTAATGGTCGTAGAAAACTTCGATCGTGCAACCACTGTTCGTGAAATCAAGATGGTATACACAGTTTTGGTAGAAACATTAACTTCCGCAGCAAAGGTAGTAAAGGCAACAAAGGCACCAAGTAAGGTGGTAGCAGAAGGGTTCGCAAGTAAGGCAACCCCAAGTACCGCTCCAAAGACTGAAGCACCAGCAGTTATCGCAGAAAACTCTGTTGCTAAGCGTTTACAACAACTCGCAGGAATTATCTAACCTCATAGGAGATTAAGCATGTCAGACGTAAATTCATTAATCAACGAAGCCGGCTCAGCACACAAGGTTATCGTTGAACAATCCCGCCAATTGGCAGGAAAGTGGGAAAAGTCAGGCCTTCTTGAAGGCATGAAGGGAGCAGAAAAGCAAGGTATGGCAGTAATGCTTGAAAACCAAGCTTCACAACTTCTCCAAGAAAACTCATACACCAACCTCGCAGGCACCGCAGGTGAACAATGGGCAGGTGTAGCACTTCCATTAGTACGTAAGGTCTTCGGCTCAATCGCAGCTAAGAACTTCGTATCAGTACAACCAATGAACCTTCCTTCAGGCCTTGTGTTCTATATGGACTTCAAGTACGGCACAACCGTAAATGGCAAGACCTCAGGAACCTCACTTTATGGTAACGCATTAACCACACCATTCGGTGGCTTTGGTAACAGTGACCAAGGTGGTTTATACGGCGCAGGTCAATTCGCTTACTCAGTAAACGATGCAACCTTAACCGGGTTAACCGCAGCACCAGGATCTGCATCATTTGCAGACGTAAACTTCAACGCAGACTATGTAGCAACCGGCAGTCTTTCAAAGTACACCGTTGCAACAAGTTCATTCACCAATCTTGACAAGCTCGCAGTCCGCTCATTCGTACCAAGTGGTTCAGCAGTTGACTTCGCAGCACTTGTTCTTCCAGAATTCACCAAGATTGATGGTGCAAACGTAGTATTCATCGTTAACACCGCAGTAGCAGCTGGCAAGCAAATCAACTCAGTTGCATACAGTAAGCAACCAACCGATTCAACCCGTGGTGATTTCGAAGCAACCAGTGATACTGACTTGAACATTCCACAAATCGACCTTGAACTCCGTTCAGAAACCATCGTTGCTAAGACCCGTAAGTTGAAGGCAGTATGGTCACCAGAACTTGCTCAAGACTTGAACGCTTACCACAGTGTTGATGCAGAAGCTGAATTAACAGCAATGTTAAGTGATTACATCTCAACCGAAATCGACCTCGAAATCCTTGATATGTTAATCGCAGCTGTACCATCACAAACCACTGAATACTGGTCAGCACAAATTGGAACCGTATATAATCCAGTAACCGGCGCATTCGCAGCATCATCATACACCGGAACTGCATGGACCAATATGACCTGGTTCCAAACACTTGGCCAAAAGATGCAAAAGGTCAGTAACAAGATTCACCAACTCACCATGCGTGGTGGTGCAAACTTCGCAGTATGTTCACCAACCGTCGCAACAATCCTTGAAACCATCCCAGGCTTCATGGCAAACACAGATGGTGACAAGATGGAATTTGCAGGTGGCGTAACCAAGGTTGGTTCATTCCAAAACCGTTACACCATTTACAAGAACCCATACATGAAGGAAAACACATTGTTGATGGGCTTCCGTGGAAGTAACTTCCTCGAAACTGGTGCAGTCTACGCACCATATATCCCACTCATCATGACTCCGCTCGTGTATGACCCAAACAACTTCACCCCACGCCGTGGTGTGATGACCCGTTACGCAAAGAAGGTTGTACGCCCAGAATTCTTCGGAAAGGTGTACATCGACGGATTAAACTTAATCTAATCCTCGTAGTAACGGTGGGAATAAATGGGGTGGCCGAAAGGTCACCCTTTTTATTTGCCTTAAAATAAGAGTTAATGATTTAATAAAACTATTTATTGTAAGTCCCTAATTAGAGATTATTATGGAAACACAAGAACCAATTTTCTATGATGGCAGTCCTTCAAATCCATTTGGAATAACTCCATTTGGATTTTATGATAGCGATTCTGAATTCCAAGCTGATGCTCCAAGAGCAGCTGAATTTGTTGCAAGAAAGCTAGGATGGCCTGTTGTAGAAGTGGAATTAATTGATAAGCAGATTTATGCATGTTTTGAAGAAGCTATTACCACCTATGGTAATCAAGTCAATCAATTTAATGCCCGTGAACATATGATGACCTTACAAGGATTGTCAACGGCTACTTCTGCAACACAACGTAATATTGTAGGTTCAGTTATTCCACAAGTTGTAAAGTTAGCAACGGACTATGGAGTAGAAGCACAATCGGGCGGTGATGTCACCGTGAAACAAGGATATATTTCTGCATCTGCATTTACTCAATCTTATGATATTAAAACGTTGTGGGCAGATGTTAGTGAAAGTGGTAAGAAGTTAGAAATTCGTCGTATCTACCATTATATGCCACCTGCAGTTGCTCGTTACTATGACCCATTCGCAACAACCGGTCTTGGGTTGACTAACTTGATGGCAGAATTTGGATTCGATGGATACTCGCCACCAGTCACCTTCGTGATGATGCCGGCATACGAAGACCTTCTTCGTATTCAAGCGATTGAAATCAATGATATGATTCGTAAGAGTCAATATGGATTCGAAGTATCAAACAATATTATTAGATTCTCACCAGTATTTAAAGAATCAAAAACTATATGGTTTGACTATATGATAGTAGATGATAAGCAAGCAAATACATTTCAATCTGGGTCAAACATCGCAAGTGATTTATCTAATGTCCCATATACCAATATCAATTATACAAACACTAATGATATGTCAAGACTATGGATATTCCGATACACGCTTGCATTAGCAAAAGAACTTCTTGGTATTGTTCGTTCAAAGTTCGAAAATATCCCATACCCAGACGGACAAATTCGTTTGGATGGTGAAATTCTTCGTCGTGAAGCAATCGCAGAAAAAGAAGGATTAATCAAAGAACTTCGAGAAACTCTTGAAGAAACTGGGATGCAAGCACAAATGAAGAAGCAAATGGAAAATTCAGAAAATATGCAGAAGATGTTCAAGAATGTTCCTACTCTCATTTACATAGGTTAATACATGGCACGCTTCGTCACACAACGTGATTTTGAATTTATCCAACACATCACTCGGGAACTGATTGACGAAACGATGGATGTGGCGGTAGTTCTCTATAAAATTATTGTAGAATCCGCTAAAGTAAACATATATGGAGAAAGTACAGTAAAACCACGGTACACTCCGGTGAAAGTGAATGCGATTGTAAAATATGATAAAAATAGACCAGTAAGAGAAGAAGGGTTTGGTGTTAATCAAGACCAACAAACTGAATTTAGATTTGCTCGTCGTATGTTACAAGATGTAAAGACCTATCCAGAAATTGGTGATATCATCGGATATAATAATCATTTTTATGAAATCCATAATATCACAGAAACACAACTTATTGCAGGTAAGCCAGGATTTAATACCGCAATTATTTGTATGGCTCATTTGACTCGTCGTACCAGTATTGATATTGAGGGAGCACAAATATGAGTGATACACCTATAAAGCGATTGGATTTACAACAAGAAAAACCAGTACAACTGCGGTCTAGTGATATTCCGTCAAATGGTACACCGCCAATTGCAGTAACATTATTTACTATTGATAATGCGATTCTTCAATATATGAACACTCGTATTAAGCCTGTGGTAACACAAAACAACGTAGCAGTAAAGGTACCAGTTATTTATGGTAATCCAGAACGTTGGAAGTCAGCACAACGAGATGGTGTCATGCGTGATTCTATTGGAAAGATTCAACTTCCAATGGTGATGATTCGTCGTACTGGAATGAAGAAGTCTATTATCAATTCACCTGTTAACAAATACCTTGAACGGACCTTTGAAACGGGATGGAACAGACGAACTCCGTATGACCAATTTGCTGTCAAAAATGGTATTACCCCAAGTCGTGAATATCTCACCACTACGCTTCCAGATTATTACGAAATCACATACCGCTGTATGATTTGGACAGAATATATGGAACAAATGAATGCTGTAGTAGAAAACATTTCATTCGAAACTGACCAATATTGGGGTGATCAAAACAACTATAAATTCCGTACTTCTGTAAAGTCATTTGAACCTATGACAGAATTACCGATTACAGAGGACCGTGTGGTACGCACTCAATTTGATATGACGGTGTATGCATATCTCTTACCAGAGACAGCACTGGATAAACAGAATAATAGAACCACGACTACACAAAGAAGATTTTCTGTTAAAAAAACAGTGATTTTTACCGAAATAGAAAGTGAATAATTGATGTTTAGGTAAAAAAACAGATATTTATTATACGAGTTGTATTATACACAAAAAGAGGTTATTATGGCAGAAATTGCAAAAGAAGAGTTAGAACAAATTAGTGTTTTGCGAAATAAGCTCGCAACGGTAGTCTCTGATTCTGGACAATTGACATTACAAATTCAATTACTCCAAGCAGATATTGTAGAACTGAATAATAAACTTGGTGAACAGACTAAGTTGTTCAAGGGG